TGCCACTTTACAAGGTAGAATACCTCTCCTAAAGGATTACAACGCGGGGCTTACGCCCGGCGCTGGTTCCTCTGGAACCTTGGGTTCACTCCCAAGGTCCCCCCAGTAAGAACAACTCCTTACCGAGGCTTTCGTCTTGCGACGAATGGATAACGGGTTAGAGGCCTTAGAACCTCTTAGCACCGCCACATACTCAAGTCTGTTGCAGACATCAGGGTCGGTCCCCCAAAGCTTGTCGCGAAGAGGTCTGGTCAAGACCTCTTTCCAACGCCAAGCCCAAGTGGACTTATCCCAATGTACAAACTTGCTCGTCATACACACACCTTTGTCTACCGTGAAGGCAGACTCAGGATTCCCGTGGAACGGCCTTACAAATAGGACGTTCTTAGGACATAGTGACCTCAAGAGCTCCCTAACGTCGTCAAATAAGACGAACGGAAGAGGGCCCCGGAGGGTGACGTTGTGAAACTTAAATAGGTCTACGTTCGTAGTAAACCTAAAGTTCAAGTATGCTGGACGAACGTCCAGTCCACCGATCCAATCTGCTCCACATGACTCCCTGAAAGACCCATGGATGTAGGTCTTATCAGGATTGTTCCGAAACCCAAGGAACCTCAAAAGCTCGAGGACCACGAGGGCATCGGACTGACGCACGACAATGTCATCTCCATAGACCCGAAAGTCTAGAGGAGAACCGTTTACCACGCTTACCGCGTGACAAACGGAGGCAAATATCAGCGTCTGCAGTGGGAAACAGAAGCCGTCACCCATCGAAACGAATTTATGGTACCTTTTCGAGGCGCCACGATACTCATAACGATGGGACCTGGTTCGGTCAAGAAGATCGAACCAGTCATAGGGTAAAAGGTCTCGCACCAGTTCGATACTCATGGAGTCCGAAGCTGATGAAAGGTCGATAGTGCAATAAGGGTTCGAACCCCCAAGACTACCGAGGCGGGCCATCTCCTGATTAAAGGAGCGGTCCCCTAAATCAATACCAGCAATCGCCTTCAAACGACGACGCATGATAATGTCGATACCTTTTTGTAAATACCCATTTAACAACGGCTCAGTCGCTATAGACCTTAGAGTCTTAAACGACTTAGGAACGAAGCTTATTTTGTTATGTGATACCTTCGCTACTTTCTTCAGCACACAGTCACGGAAGTGATTGTAACTGTATGGCCCAAGGTCAGACCCCGTCAAAAGGGCCCGAACTTGGTCATGTTGCCATAATGAAGGAATAGCGTACGAGAGCGCCGAGGGTGAGACGGTCCAACTACTCGCAAGAAACTTGCGAGCCCAGTTGGTAAGATTCCCTCCCACTTTCACACTAGCCCCCGGTCCGAAATCGCAGAGATCATACATAGGAACGAGGTTTGGGGCATCCCCTAAAACCTTGTATATGTATTCGCGCATGTGTCCAAGGTAGGATACATAGCGATAACCATGACGTCGCATTGCGCGAAATCGTTGGTTAATCCTTTTGCAGGAGTGCTCGGCTGCAAGGAATTTCTTCCAAGCAGCCATCTCAGGGTCGAAACCCTTCGACTCTTCCTCCGTGAAAGGATACTTTTTGATCAAAGCGACAAATTGATTCCATACGTAGAATCTTTCTACGCCCTCTGCATCTGCGAGAGGAAAAGAATCAACTACCTTGAGTAGGCGAGGCCAATTACGGCCCCGGACAAGTCCCAGCAAGAGCTGGTACCTATCCGGTTCTATCCAAGGTTGCGAACGGATCAGTGTTTGGGTAACCACCCGACGATAGACTTCTTCGGATGGAAGCCCAATTGGCATCACGCCAGTTGAGCGACGCTTTTTCATAAAGTGTCCCCAGAAAGTGATCGACCTGCCCAAGAGTACAGCTCCTGGTTTATAACCCAACGCTTCCCATTCTTATGATAGAATGGTATGCAATGGATCATATTTCCCCCGAGGAACCGCCAGGTTCCAACAGGAAAAATACCGTCAAGATCGAAGCCCCCGTCAATGAGGGCACGTCGGTCGACGACATAGACCATGTAAGCTGATTTGCCATGTAGCCCAAGAATCTTCGAGCGAATAAGATTATCCATGAGGTCAACCGACTTTACGTCGAATAACCTTAGGCTAGTCCCAATCGTAAGAGATCCACGGACGATGACAAGTTCAAAGACAACTTTGTTACTCATGATAACTCCACAAGGGTTAAAGGAAGGATCGAAAAGACGAGCTAACGACAGAGTTAGCCTGGCTACCAGACGAAAAACGCCTGGGAGACTCCGCCAAGAAAACACAAGTGCAGAGGGGACCATATGGCCCCCATTACTGAACTATTTTGTGCTTCTCGACGAGGTCATCGCCATTCGTGGAGATCAGGAGATCTCCAAGATCGTCGCGGAGAGAGTCGATGTCGGCTCCCGCCATCCCGACCGGAATGCTGAAGTTTGCTTCAGCAATGGCGGTGTAGTTAACACCACCAATAGTGACAGTTCGTGAGAACTTGGCACTCGATCGGGCCACGCCCGGAAAATCAGCAGTGGGTTTCGGCGCCGTCCGCTTCAACTCAAGGATATCCTTGGTGTCGAAGTCATTGGACGGACCTACCATCCGTGCTGCATCCGCGCTCGTGTTGGTATCGAAGGCGTAGGCCTTCGTATTGACAGTGATTGTCATAACAACTTACTCAAAGGTTTGGTTGATGAGAATGTCCGCAACACCGAGTAATGCCCTAACGTAGCAGCTTCTGCATAGTTAGAGCAAAACCATCCAGTATTCGTTTATCAGTCGGTATAGCTTTTATGCTAGGCCAATTGAGAACGATTTTCTGAGTGATACCCGGCGAACGGCGTAAATCCGTCTGAATAGCATCAAAGCCGCCAGACGGAGCAAGGACCTCTTCGAACGTAGAAGTCGAAGCGACAAAGTCACTCGTTTGAGTGACAGTGACGGTTTTGACCCGTTTGACAGTAGTCCAAGTTGCCAACACCCTAGCCCCAACTTTGGGAGTGATCCCTCTAATGAAGTTACCAACATTAGAACCCCAATCTACAACAAAGCTATAGGGAACGAGTTCCCACGCAGCAGCGGGTAGATCGGAGAAGTTGAAGCCGTAGCGATTGTGAGAAGAGACGATCTCATAGAGAACGCCTGCCCTCACCGTTAC